TGTCAAGCAATACCACATTGTCTTGTTGGCGTCAACAAGTTGTGCATCAGTAATCTTACCACCTAGATAAGCACTGCCATACACTAATGGGATTGGGTTTGTTGTGTCTGGTGCTAGTTGTAAACGAACACCGTTATCAACGGCAGATGAGTTGCTGTTATCACTGCCTGTTGATTTATTAATGAGTCTGCTGATACCATATGCGACGAGGATGCGGACCAATGCACCTCCAACTCCTGAACTGCCAACTAGGGCCGCTGCCGCTGTTAAAAAACTTGCCATTTCTATTCCTTAATCCAATGCTGTTCAACACATCGCCAGCCACGCTTGTTTAAATCTAAATCACTGCTGCCTGGTTGTGTGGACAGACTAACCTGATCCACCAATTTATCTCGTATAAATCTTTCGCAGTCTGTTTCCCAACGGAAATACAATTCTGCGGACAATCTACCTCTGCGAAACTCTGGCTCTACCCACCAAAACAATTCTCGCATTCTGGAACGACTTGCAATCCATGGATCTTGTTCTTTGATTGCACCTATCATCCCAACTAACTTGCCTTCTTTTTCTGCTACTATCAAATACTGATTTAGTATAAGATGCATCAGGCGTTGTGTTGCTGCCGCTTCGTCTTTAACTGTCCAGTTGGCATAGTTTACTAAACTGGCGGCTGCAAAACTTTTTAACATTCTAAGGACTTGATCAATGTCCTGGACTGTTGCTGATCTAATCATGTTATGCTGTTGCTAATGGTTTACCAAAGTCAAAGTTACTTGTGACAATAGTTGCTACACGAGCAAAGCCAGCATCGTCTCCTCTGTAACCAGTTCCTGGTGTTGTGATAGTTACTGATGTAACACCTCCACCACTGACAACAATAGTTGCTACTGCACCTGAGCCAACACCTGCAACATTGGTTAATGCCTTGCTAGTGAATGTTCCGTCAGTATAACCTGAACCACTATCAATAGCACCAACACTTGCAATGTCACCAGTAGCACCAGTTGTTAGAACTCTACATTGAAACCCAGTTCCACCAGTTAATGAAGCAGTTACATAAGTTCCTTTGTAGTTGTATTTGCGTTCTGCGTCATTGGTTCTTTGACCAACAAGTTTCTGCTCTAATACTTTAACAATTGAACTGCAACTTACACTGACTGTAGTTGTTGCAACACCAGAGAACTGATTGAACTCGTCGTTGAAACTGTAGTTTGCAATAATGCCAGAGAATCGCTTACTTGGATTACCTGAAATATTTAGTGGGACACCTGTGTCACTATTGAAGAACACTCTGCGAATAGTAACATGACTGCCTTTGAGTGCATAGTCCATCATATTGCCAACAAATGATTGATCAATTGCTGCCATGCTTAATGTGACATCACCAGCAGATGGTTGTAGTTCGTTGTTGAACTCACTGATGCTTAGAAGAATACCCATTGGTGAGTATGTGTAAGCAACGCCATCATCTTCTGTAATGTCAAATGGCACTGCATGATTGCTAAAACGAAGCACGCCATAAGAAGGCACAACCATGCGAACAAAACTTGCTTGTTGAACCTTATTGTAGTTTGTTAAGTCTAGACTTGTGCTCATTATAGAACCTCTTGGAATGTAAACTCACCAGACCAGCCAACTAAGTTGTGAGAAATCAAACTCCACTGTGGGCAACTTGTGCAAATAACATTCCATTCAACATCGCCACCAACATTGATGTTGTGTGCTGTATTACTTGGAGTGTCAAGAATGCTTCTGTTTACTTTTACCAGTTGAGTTGCACCTGAACCACGAACAACATCTTCAACTACTGAGTAAACATAAGTTGAGCCTGCTGGTTGAATCAAGTCACCAGCACGAAATAACACAAGGCCAGCAGAGCCAGGCAAGTTGCCTAACTCAAACTTTGTTGTATCACTGGCTGCTTGACTTGAAGTATACTTCACAGTCATTGTGCTTGGGTCAGTAGCATTACCACGATAGCCTACAATATAATCATAAGCGGCTTTGCCTAAGTTAACTGTTTGTGAGTCTAACATGTTGGCGTGGTCAATGGCTTCAATGTAACCACGAACATCACTCCAACGCTTGCCATCAGGCATCTTAACAGTGAATCGCCATACTGCACCACCACGAGATACTGAACGCACTCGCTGATCACGACTAATTGTTTGGCTTACAATTGGTCTCTTGTTGATGCTGAGTGTTTCAGCATTATCAAATATCCATTGAAATGACATATCTTATCCTTATCTTCTTCCGCTTGGGACTAAACTGCGACCACGCTCAGTTACTGCATATAGGAACTCAGGATCGCGAGCAATCATTTGACGGAAACTTGCGGCATCAGCCGCATTAATGTGGTATGTGACTTGCGTAATGTTACTGCCACCTAGTGCATTGTTTGGAACAATTGTAGATGCATTGCGTGGAATCATCAACTCAGGGCCATTTTCGCCAACAAGTATTGGCTTACCAATTGCTGGGTTACCGCCGTTAGCAAAGCCTAGTAGTTTGCCTAGTCCACCTAACATGCCAGCACCAGTTGAACCACCTTCAAACAAGCCTACAAGTAGTTTCTTGGCTTGGATGCGTGTGAATTCAGCAATCATGCTGTTGGCTAAGTCTTTGAAACTTAACTTGCCTGTTTGAACGAACTTGACGATAGCATCTTCAAAGCCACTTGTGAATGTGTCAAAGTATGTTTTGCTTTCTAAGGCAGCGTTACTTGCATCATCCTTATACTTGGCAAATGCTTCTTTCCAACCTGCGTTCCATTCACGGCTTGCTTCTAAGTTCTTCAACTGTGCGGCAGAGATACCAGCATAGCCATCTTCAATCTTCTTAAGACCAGCGGCAAACTCAGCAGCCTTTTCAGGTGTCATACCATCACCAGTGTCTTCAAATGCGGCAGCATAAGCACGACCTGCTTCAAGTGCGGCTTTCTTTGCATTGTTAACAATTTCAGCGGCTTGCTGTTGGAATGGACTCTTACCTTGTTGCATGCCTTGGAACTGTGCATCTTGCATTTGTGCAGTAATGCTCTGACCAGCATCTGTTAATGCTTGTTGACGCTTGGCAGCATCTTCCATTGCCTTTGTTAGGTTCTCAATATCTTGTAAGCGAGCCTTCTCAACTAAACGAACACCTTGGACTTTATCAATATATTTGACAAGTTGTAGTGCGTGAGCAGTTTCAAGTTCTTTTACTTTTGCAATTTCAGCATCAATTAGACCCACATTGGCACGCTGTTCTTCTGTGCCTTTGAGCCATTCTTTTTTCTTATCAACTAGACCTTGGATAGTTTCTTTAGTCTTGTCATACATGGCTTCAAGGGCCATGATTTTCTCTTTTTCATCTTCAGTCTTGCCAACCATCTCTGCTTCAAGTGCAAGATGTTGTAGTTGCAAGATCTGGTTACGCTTCATGGCATCACCAACTTTGCCAATGTCGTCTGCTAATTCCTTTTGACGCTTCTTGAACTCAGCAGCCTTTGCGTTTTGTTCATCCCACTGCTTTTTCATTTCCTCGCCGTGAGCAATTTGTGCCTTCATTGTATCAGCATTGCCACCACGACCAGCACCAGCGCCACCACTTGAACCTAGTCCAAAGAACTCTTTTGCTTTGCCTAATAATCTGTCAAACTTGTCAATCAAGAAATCAATAGGACTGAAGTCTAAAATCTTCTTAGACAAGAAGTCAATTGCTTCTGCTACTGTATAGATGATACCAACTACACCAGCAAAGCGTAGGAAGCCTTTTACTAATGCACCAAGAGCGAATGTTAAACTTGCAACACCACCAAATGCTGTAGGCAAGAAGCCAAATGCTCGTAGGATGTTATTGCCAAAGTTGACAAATGCCTTTCCTATAGCAACAACTTGAACACCAAGTGCGGCAAATATACCGCCTGCGGCAGCAACACTTGCACCAGCGGCAGCAACTGCACCATTAACAAATGGCAATGCTTTCGCAAATATGAACCATGCACTGGCGGCCGCTAAAGCCATCTTGATTAGTGATTCAAAAGCGGAAACTGTTGTTGAACTTGCGGCAACAATCTTGTTTAAAGGCTCAGCAACATTAAGCAATGCTTGCTTTAATGCACCAAGTTGCTTGTTTAAGTTTTCACTTGCATCACTACCAGCCTGAATAGCACTTTGGTATTGTGCTGACTTTGCGGCAGCATTGGCGAACTCTTCTTGAACGCCTTGGAAACTTACGCCTTTTGCTGACTTACCAAACAAGTCTGTTTGCACACGGATACGCATGGCTGCGCTTTCCAACTTGCTGATACCCTCAATTGATTTCTTGAGTAAGTCTTCTTGGCTTAATGATTGAATATCTCTTAGACTGATACCAATATCTGCAAACGACTTTTGTGCTGAGTCACTGCCAGCCACAGCATTACCAATTGCTTCACTGAACTTTAAGATGCCATTACGAGCACCTTCAGCGTTGCCACCATTGGTTTCAAATGCTTTACCTAGTCCAATAACACTGCCTATGCTGACATCAGCAGTAGTAGCAATGTCTTTAACTGCGTTGGCGTATTCATTGGCACTGCGTAGTGCTTCTGCTGAGATTAAACCAGCGAGTGCTAACTTAACTGCATCTAGTTTTGCCACTAGACCTGCCGTGCTTGCACCTAACTTGTTGAATGAGCCAACTAATGCAGTAGTGTTGGCATTAGTTTTGTTTGCAAAGGAATCAGTTGCTTTTTCAGCAGCCTTAATGTCGTTAAGATACTTTTTATTATCTACTTCTAACGATACACGAATGGAACTTGCCATCTTATAATCCTTTTAATCTGCGGTCAACTTCTTGTTGTATCCACTGTTCTGTGGGTTCTACCATACCCTTTGGTGACTGCTTTGAATAGCCGTCATCAAGTCGCTGACTATATGGATAATCAGCAACAATAGTATTCTTTTGGAGTTTTGTTTTATTGCGAGCGTTACCTGTGTCTTTAGGAGTGTTCTTTACGAACTCCTTATAGGCTTGCTCAGGAAGGTCGTCAGCCAATTTCTTAGCCTTGCCCATTTGAGTATGGAAACTCTTTAGATCAACTCGTTTATTCACCACGACTTTCCTTTACAATTCTTAACAATTCTTCTTCACTAACATCTGGTGGGCTCATGTTGTTGTTTCCACTAGCGCGATCGTTTATCAAGTTACGATATCCTATCGCTGTGTCAGCAACGAACACATCAAATGTGTTGGCTTTACGAATCACTTCACTTGGGAGTAGTCCATACCGCTCGCCAAGTGTGTCTATGAGCATAATCATAGACAATTCAGGAGACCCTTCTTTGATCTCCTCTTTTGTTACTTTCCCAGGCGTTCCACCACCGCGGCCATTACTGCCATCATTACATCATTAGGTAGTGCTTCACCCTCTTTTAGAACTTTCTTGCCTTCTTCATCTAACACTAGGTCATTAACCATGCGAATCATCTCGCCATAGTTGTCACCAGTGATAGTTGCCATCTTGATAAACTGGTCAATGGGTTGTCTATCCATGATCCAGAATTCAAGTTCATCACCATGCTTCTCAAGCAACTCAGGGGTGTTGAGAGTAATTTTAATCAGTTGTGGCTTGCTAGCCAATTGTGTTAATTTCAATGCCATATCATATCTCCAAATCTTATTTGAAATCGTCTACTTGATTCTTCAAGTAGTGAATTGCTGAGAGAATAAAGCGTAGTCTTGCGTCTACTTGCTCTGCATCTTTTCTCAAGCACTTTAGTTCAGCGATGCTCTTAGCAACTTCTGCTTCAAGGCTCTTGAGAATTGCGTCCTCAGTTAAATTATCAAAAATCATATCTGTCCTCCTTGGACACTTTATTTAGTGCCATAAGAAAAGGACCCTGGGGTGAGTCCTTTTATTAGTTTCTTAAACTATTAGGCTGCTACTGCGGCTGTTGCTTGCTTGTAGTCACCGTTAACTTCAATTGTGATTGGAGATACGAAGACTGGGCTATCCGCTGACACAGAAGGTGCCAATGCAGAGATGAAGCCAGTGCCCATTAACAACTTGCTACCGTCTGTTACACCCGCTGGGGCGATTAAGAAGGCAACTGCTGTGCGGTCATTTGACAACTTGAAGATACCGTCTTGAGCGGCAGCGCCACCTGAACCAGAACCAAAGAATGTTGCTGTTTCAAGAACAAAGTTGCCAGATAGGCTGTTTGTAGCGTTTGTTGTGATAACATTCTCACCAGCCTGGTCAAGTTGTTTCCAACGATATGAGCCATTGCTGTTGTTGATTGTTACATCCTGTAGACCAGGAACAACGATAGCGTCATTCGCTACTGTTGTGATTGCGCCAGTTGTGTTACTTGCGGCAGAGTAGAAGTCTGTTTCAACTGGTGTTGCACCAGCCATGTCTTCTGCTTTGATAAGAACAAGTTTAACACGGTTAACTGCTGTTGATGCATTGATATATGCCATTTTAGTTTTCCTTATGCTAATGTGTGAAATCTATACTCAAACTCGTATGTGATGCGGTCCGCTTCAATCGTAGTGGTATAGTCAAACTCTTTTCTAAAAGCGTTTGTAATTGTTGATACACCTTTGGCCGTAGCCATTGTGTTCAGTGCTGTGTTTAGGTCAGCGTTTCTATTCTTGGCGTCTAGGGTCAAATACCCACGGACTGTAGTAATGTTTTGATTGATGTCAGAATCATCTAGTGTTCCTAGCAACTCTGCTTGTTCAACGATAGGTTCATCAAGATAAACTTTACGCATGTTCTTCAAATAAAGAGCATTACCACTTTCTTCAAACGGCAACTCTTGACTAGGCTTGATTGTCCCAGTTAAGTTAGTTGTCAAATAAGCAAGTAGTTCTGTTCTCATCTTACTCTCACAAGGTTAAGTCTTGATGGACGCTTTTCGTTTACTTCAACAGTTGCGTCACCATCAAAATCATACCAGTCCCCAGACTGCAATACTTCTTCAAATAGTGCAGTATACTGATCACGATAGAATTTGATCTTTACCATGCCAGCATCAGTTTCATTGCCAAAGTCAGCAACTCTTGGATAGATATACTCTGCTAACGCAAAGTAGATGTTCATATCTTTGAATTCTTGTTCTCTTGCTTTGATCTTTGCTGGATCAACAGATGGCAACATTCGCACATCATTGTGTAATGCACTATTGTTGCCAAACTGATATTGTTTCCACCAGTCAGTGTTTCTAAATTGTGTTAAGATTCGCTGACTGGCTTGGGCTAATAGACCATCTACGATTTCAGTAGTTAGACCTTCGTTAGACTCAAATAGGCGTTGATCACGATCGTCAAGTTCGCTTGTTACAGCGAAACTGACAAAAGTTGAATTGTTATAGTTAAATGACATCGTGATCACCTATTCCCAATTAAGCCGCGTCTACTAACTTAACACCGCGAGTTGCGTCAACAACACCAACACCAGCGTGTAGGCTAGCAACGATATCGTTACCAACAGCGGCAGCACGGCGTTGAACTTCTAGGTCAACATTACGGAACATAGCGATACGCAATGCGTCTTGTGCGAAAATAGCACCTTTGAAACCAGTTACGCCAGAAACAGCGGCTGTAGCAAATGCGCTTTGGAACAATGTGATACCAGCGATGCGACCAACGAAACCGTTTGTCATTGCTTCGCTTTGGAATGTGCCACCAGCGTAGGCTGTGCTACCAATAACTTTCATCAATTCAGCGGCTGCGGCTGGGCTGATAACACCAACTAGAGGACCAGTTTCACCAGCGGCACGGATTTGTGCGGCAGCGTCAAACAAGTCGTCAAGACCTAAAGTGCCTGTATCAGCAGAACCTGTCAAGCCACTCATTGCGGCGATAACATCTTTGTCAAAGGAAGCAGAAACTGCGTTACCTAGAACACGACCTAGTTCGTTAGGGTCAATACCACCTAGGTCGCGAACAACTTCGCGAGCGGCGTAAATGTTGCTAGTGATAACAACTTTAGTATCAGCGATACCAACTGCGCTGAAGTCTTCAGCGTCATGTGAACCACTTGTTAGTTTAGTTGCTGTAACTGAACCAAGAACTGGGATTTGTGCAGAGATGCTACCTGCTGGTAGTTGAACTGCTGGAACAATGCCACCAGCCAAGAATAATGAACTCTCTTGAGCAGTGTAAACTGTTGCGGCCTTAGTGTTAACCATTAGGCTGTCTAGATCGTAGGCTGTATTGTATGCCATGATATTTCCTTTTCTTTTCTATTAAATTTTGCCTTGGCGTCTTGCCTCAGCGTATAATTTCCTGTGATCTGCACGAGTCAAATCCAGCGATTTCAAATCAATTGGAGCACCAACTGTTTTGTTTACATTGCCTTGAGTATTCGTTGTAGCAGGAGTAGCAGATGTAAAGTGGGGGTTAGCGTCCAAGAACTCTTTAACATATTTGTCCACAGTAAGTGGAGAGCCGTTGTCGTCATACCTGACGCTGCCAGTCTTGGAATCAAGAACCTCAACATCACCTTCATCATTTAAACGCAGATTAGGTTTAAGCAATTGCTTAACTTGTTCTGGGTTTACGCTACGATATTGTGCTGCCAAGTTTACTAAAGGTTGTTCAACTTTGAATTCACGGATAATCGCATCGCGCTTTTGAATTTCTGCATCCTTCTTAGATGCTAATTCACTCATCACTTTATCAAACTCACCACGCTTGAGTGCCACTTCCTGTTCGCGTTGTTGATGCTGTGAAAGCACCTGACGAATAGTGTCTGGATCACCTAAGTCTTCATAAGGTTTCAAGACTTTCTTTTGCACTGCACTTTTAGTGCGTGCCATTAAGTCATCTACTTCCTTCTGGGTGTAAGTTCTTTCTGCCTGATTGTTAGATTCAGTAGTTGTATCAGTATCAACTACATTGCCAATAGTTTCTTGGGCCATTGTTATCCTCTTTGCCTCTCCTCTAAACGAGAGTATGTTTTATTCTGGGAGCGATCAACTCCCATAAATCTATTTAGTAGTCTTTTTCGTTTACCTGTTTCTCAAAGAGAATCAAGATGCAACTATTTCTACTTGAACTGTAAAGCCATTAGCCACAGCACGGTCATGTGCATCTTGTGAAAGGACTTTTACTTCCTCACCTGAACTTGGATTACGCATAATGTGTGGCACAAAGTCGTTTAAGCCAACTTCTGTTAATTCTTCTGTGGACTCTGGATTGACAACATCATTAAAATCTACATCAACCATCTCAAGCATTTCGTGTTCCATAGCAGCCTTAGCAACTGGGTTTGTAACTTTGTCGTATACTTTGATTAGTTGGTCTAATTCATTTTGTGTGTCACGGATTGCAAATGAGTCAGGATACTCAACACAACCATCCCAACTTGTGCCTTGGTAGGCTGCATATAGTTGCCACAATTGTTCTTCAGCAAGTTCAATGTTGTCTGCTTGTTCAGCAAGGCGTGCATTGAGTAGTTGGAATTCAACTTCACGACTTACACCTGACATCATTTTTGCTTCTGTTGCACGGATGGAACCAGTGTTGGCCATCTTGTCAATACTGTCTACAGTAGCACCAATGGCTGTGTAGATTGAACTAATTTCTTGTCCGTTAAACTCAAGCACATATGGCTTTAAGTTTGGATCCATGTGTTCTGGCATTTCAATAATGCTGCCAGCACCTGAACCAGCATTTGTTTCTTTTGTCTTAACTAGACTTGGGTGTGAGCCTAAACGAACTGCTTGTTCTGCTTCACTTGTCATGTTAAAGATAAACTTTTGTGCATCAGCAATGTCGCTAATTGTAGACAAGCCAATACCACGCACTGAACTTGTATGTGCATACATGATAACTGCTGGAATCTTGCCTAAGCCGTTTAGTTCAGTAAGTTGATCTGCAATAACTTCATCTTTATGGTTAAGCGTAGAAGTAACAACTACTTCTGGTGTCCACTCTTTGATTACTGTAACAGTGTCGTTGCTGTCTTCAACATACTTTAGGTATACTAGTTCGTAAGAACCATTTAGTCTGCGCTTCCACTTCCAGTCTGTAACAACAAGTGGTGTCATTAAGTTTAGGTATGGGCGAACGCCTTGTGCAATTTCATCAGCGCGAGTAACTGCGGCAACATCTGGCTTGCTCATGACAATCCATGTGTGACCAAAGATGTTTGCGTAAATTGCAGCCTGCTTCATGAAACTGTCTAAGTCACGGCCTTCCCAATCGCAATCTTCTAAAAATGATTGTAGGGATGGTTCTGTTTCTAAAACACCCATTTCACGCTCTGGGGCTGTTCTAAACAAGAAACTAATGTAGGTAGCAATGATGCTACGGCATTGGTTATCTAGTGGAGTTACGGCAAGACGCTGACGATATTCTGCTTCTGTTTCTAACTGATATCTGGTTAGATAATTGCCTTGTTTGTATTCATCTCCGCCAACATAACTGTCTAGGAGAAATTGATATCTGTTTCTGTTTCGTGCGTAAAGTGCGTTGGCTGAAGACGCCTCAGCATAATTCTGTGCTAATACTTGATCCATTGATTGGGTCCTATTCTATGAAATTATTTATGCAATCGCATGTCCAAATCGTTGTGGTGCGCTTGCTTCTACTGGCTTGTTGATTGGGAATAGATACTGAATCATGTATGTCAGTGCGTCACATCCGTGGTCCCAGCCACTGTTCTTGTCAGGAATCATTGTTCCTTCTTTATATGCCCAGTTCTTTAAACAGGCAATAGTCTTTTTACAACTTGGATCTATTGTAAATCTAGTTGTGCCATCTGGTCGTTGGAAGAACAAACTGTTGCCAGCATTTATTCTGTCTCTTACCAGTGGATGTTGTCTGTGATAGCGTGTTTGGAAACCAGCCATCTCCAGCAATTTGATATCAGTGTTGCCATTGGCACTTGTCTTACGCTGAACTCCAGCAGGGTCAGGGTAAATGATAATTGGGTTTGTTGGATATCTGTTGCGTATTTCAGCAATCAACTCAGTAGTGTTTGAGTTTTCTAAGTATATCTCATCAAAGATTTCTAAGCCAGTTTTAGTTTGGCGTCCTATAACTGCTGACATTGGCGTCGTGTTAAAGTCGTTGCCAATGTAAATGGGTTCATGTCCTGTTAATGGCTTACGAACTTCAGCAATGTTGTGTGCGCCAAAGTCTCCAAAGATGACACCAGCAAAGTTTTGCCACGATGCACAATACTCTTGTTGGAATACTTTAGGTGCTAAGTCTTCACGGGCTTGTGCAATTTCATCAGCGTCAACAAAGCCACCCTCTTCAGTAGTGTAAGAAAAACTTGCCCAGTTGTTCTTTGTTAAGTGATTGTCAAACAAGTCTCGTGCAGCCTGGTTGCCTGCTTTGGGAGTTCCAATAAACAGTGCATCACCCTTCTTATCTGCAAGTGAGGGACGAATAATCTGTGACCATATCTCGTCTAAGTCTAAGTCACAAAACTCATCTAAGCAAATGAAGTTAAGTGATTCACCGCGCAAGTTGTCACCTTGCTCTGCACTCTTAAGACATATTTGGGAACCGTTGACTAACTCTAATTTCAATTCTGACTCATTGGTATCTGCAACCCAGTTTAGTTTCTTGAGTTTCTTTTTTAGTTTAGCCCAGACAAGTGACTTTGCTTGTTGTCTTGAACCTGTGAGATACCATACAACAGAGTTAGGCTGTGAGGCAAATCGCGCCAACTCGCGCATAGCAAGAAATGTTTTTCCGCCACGACGACCTGCAACCACAACACGAAAGCGTGTTTTGCAGTTTGCGATTTCTTGTTGCTTTGCACTTAATGGCATTAGCGAGCAAGCACATCATTAAGATGGTCTGCAAGTTTAGCCAGTTCTTCTGGTAGCAGATAAAACTCACTGTCAGTGTATTCAATGCCTAAGTCAGTGCGTCTAAATTGGACTCTAACCATTTCTGGTTCAATCCAAGTTGCTGTTACATCAAGTTTATAATTGCCATTGTGTTGGACTATCATGCTTCTTCACTTTCGTCTGTATCTGTTTCAATTTCTTCAACAACATCGTCATCCATTTCGTCAGTCCAAGGTAATGGACGGGCATCATCACTTGTGGTGCCGTTGTCGTTTTGTTGTAGTATGTTCTTACCAAGCCAAATAAGCATAGTTGGATTGCCTTCTAATGCTACTTTAAGTTGGGCTTGGCGTAGTGTGGTTTTTAAGGCGTGTCTGCCTTTTGTTAGATAATCGCTAAAGTTATAGCGTAGTGTGCTTTCAGTGATTCCAAAGTAGTTGGCTATTTCACGATCAGTGCATCCAAGGGATGCGAAATGCTCTACTTCTTCAGGTGGGACAATTGTTTTATTGCGTCCAACAACAATGCCACGGATGGTCTTCTCGCCCCATTTAGGTTCGCCAGAAGGGCCAGGTTTTAGTCGTGGCGTGGCACCACTGTCATTGCTATTCATTTCCATGTAGTTATTTAGCGGGTGGCTAACAAAAATGAACAGTCAAAAGAAAAGCCCCAGTGCTTCACAGCATGAGGGCTTCTACGGAAGGAGTAACCAGAAAATCGTTTCCTGGATACCTACTGTATGCTAAACTAGATTATCATAGACAACATCTTTGCTGTCTACAGTTTAATTATAGTGTTGTTGTGTAGTGTTGTCAATAAGAAGAAACCCCATACCTTGCGATATAGGGCTTCTATGAACTAATAGGAAAAATACAGGGTCGTCCACTACCTTGCACTTTTATTTACTGCTTACTTTGTGTAGCCAATAACTTGGTGCTGTTTGTTGTAAATGTATGTTCTGTGGTTTGCACCATTGCCAGAAAAGCACCAATCTGGATGTTTGTAATCTGCTGGGCGGCCTAACTCTGCTTTGCGTTCTGGACTGGCGTATTGCCCTTGGCATGGGTCATTACGATCAGCCATCTTGCCATACTGAGCGCACCCAGGAAGTAGTAATACTAAAGTGGTAAGCAGAAGGGACAGTTTCATTTCATTTCCTTTTGAAGTTGTGCCAACTCTCGCTTCCACAGTTTAACTAACTGTGCTTCTGGCGTTTGTGGCTTAGGTGGGCTCTTGATTAGGAAGTTAAGCAACAAGATACGCTTTTCTTGTGGTAACATTATTCATCCTCATCTAAAATCTCACGAGCAATAGCACAATGATCAAATACTTCATTGATTAGTTCACGCTCTGTCCAACCACGACCATATAACTGAACAATACAATTAGTCATAATGCTAAAAATAATTGCTGTTTGTCTTGGGTCATTTTTATCAAGTTCTGGATGATTTTTAAGTATCTCAAAGAAGATATTATCACCTTCCTCAGTTGCAATTTTGATTAAATTATCTTCTTTATCAATCATCTTACACTCTCTCAAATATGTTGAACATGTATGTAGTATACAATAGATAAAAGAAGATGTCTGTTGCATTTCTACAACAGACATCCATTTTAGTGTTGTAAATTTACAACAATAATACTTTAGTGTGAGTCAGTAAGTTGCTGTAGTGCGGCAGCAAATGCAGCCTGCTTGGCTTCTAGACTTGCGTCACTGTTTTCAATTTCAATGTGAGTCTTAGAACTTAGAACTCTGTTGAGAATTAATGTGTGATACTTGATTACCAACTGTGAGTCATCGTTGTATCGTGCTCGTAAAAAGTCTTCAATTAAGATGTCTTCGTAATTGCAGTTTGTTCTTGCTTCTAAAGCACTTAGTAGTCCTGAGACTGTTACTTTATCAATAGAGCCCTTTGGACGGCCTGCTCCTGGACGGTAGCCTCCGCGACCGCTTTTCTTTGGTAATGTTTGTAATGTTTGCATTTGGTTATTTACTCCGTTTTGGTTAGTTGATATCTTCTGGACCAAAAAATATTGATATCTTTTGATTCTTTCAAAATCTTAGAACTTGATTCCTTATCAAGTTAGTATTGCAATCTGCGTTGGAACTCTAATTCCTTATCATTATATTTGATTAACAACTCGCTGTCACCTGATGGCAGTCCATCTTGTCTAGCAATTTGTCGCAGTTGTATTGTGCAAAGGCCTGCATCTGCATCTTCATAAAATTGTTGAACACCTGGATCAACAAACTTTACTCCAGCACTTTTGATTCTGTGCATGTAAGTTCTCATTGCGTCTTTAGTTGTAATTGGATATGTGAACATGTTTTTACTCTTCTTTTGGACCCAGCGTAGACACCGTAGCACCGTAGACGGGGTGGACACGATAACACAAGAAAACACACAAATATAGTAGAGAATATACTATTAATTTCGTTTGTGTATAAACCCCGTCTACGGTGCTACGCTGACCCCTGATTTTGGCGTTTTCTTGCCTGTTTATGCCGCAAATGCTGGTTTTTAGCCCAGACCAGCGTAGACACGAGTTGCTACGCTGACCCCATGATTTTGCTACGCTGTCTACGCTGACTCTCATACTAAAACAATCTTTTGGACAGTTTTCTTGTTGGCTGACACTGATTCTACAATGCCTATCTTTTCATCAGACAGTAAATCTTGTAAGATCCTATCTCGCTGATCCGTATTAAGTTTGCGGAACCATCTTGGGCCATTTTGTGTTAACTCACGACGGGTGCCACTCCAGCCACGCTCAGTGATCCATTCAAGTAATTTGTTTGAACCCATAGAACGATCTGGATCATTGTCAGCAATACCTACTTCTAAGTTAATACGCTGTTCAATGTAGTATTCCATGATATCAATTGCACACAAAGCAGTTTCGTAGTCAATTTCGCTTTTACCTTCAAACGCCGCAATAGTAGCCGCAATGCGTAAGGCGTGTTCATGCAATCGTTCAGCAAAACCCGCATAGTTGCGTAAATCCCCTGTAGCACGATTCTTATTAGAATTTTGCCACTGCCCCAGTGTAACCCATGCTTCGTTACTTTGCTTCATTGTTTTTAAGTCTAGTTCAAAGTGCTTGTTTGGCTTTTGCACAACCGTAGTAAACATCATCCTACTAACTTTATCGTTAAACTTGCTGATTAAGTCTCTTGCTTCGCTTTCCTGGATCTTTGCTTCATCTGTAAATTCCCAGTCTGGCTTCTCATAGTAATCGCACTGTGTAATAAGCATACGATGCACAAAGCCTTGTTCACTAAAGATGGGAGTGTTTAGCAATGATTGGATAGTTTCTGCTTGTAGAAGAAAAAGCATGTTAACACGGCGATTCTTAAGATAAGTTCTTTCCATGCCTGTTACTTTTTCAATGTCATGCCCGTCCCACATTGAAGTTAAACTCGCGCTAATTTCAATAGCCTTACTAATGTCCTTGCCACCTTGGAAAGCATGACTGTTAAAGAACTCGCCGCCTTCACTGGAAAACAATCCTAGAAAGCATTGGCTCTTAAGTTGATCTACAACACCGTTTACAGTTGCCTTGCTAATAACATACTTTGATGTTTCAACAGGCTTTACTGGCTTAGGCATGACTGCTGTTGTTGGATCAGTTTCCATTGCCTTTAGATATGCGGCTTCTTCTTTTAAAAAGACTTTTTTAGCAAGTGCGTGTCTTGTTGCTTCTGCGCTTAGTTCATCGCTTTTGTAATCAATGTAATTGTTAATCCCAACTTGAACTTCTCTGTAGTTTGTAGTTTTCATTGCACCTGTTGGGGCCATGCAAACAAAGTATTCGTTGATTGGACGAATGCCATACTTTCTTGAATCTACATTGTAAGTTTTCATTGCTGCCAAGTTTGCTACTCCTAACACAACTTGCAGAGCCATCGCGTCAGGCGTGGCATGTAATGCTTTTAAACCAGCGATAGCATCGCGCATCTCAACTGGTAGTTTTTCAAATCTGTGGTCCATCATATCTTCCTTAAAAATTATATCTTCGCGTTGAGTTTATAAAACGCTGAGCAACTTGTCTCCCTGTAACTGGTTCTTTGTCAAACGAAAAATCAACCCCATAAAACTCTTTGAGCCAACCGCTAACACTCATGCTTTTCTTAACATGATGATGCACTACAGTTGGACTATCGTAACGCACATGCCAATCACCAGGCGTCTTTTCTTGCGGATGCTTTAACTTGATCCAAGAACCTGTGCGTCTATATACTGCACCTACTTCTTGTAGTTTTTGTAAGATGTTGTTTGTTGTTTCAAAGTTAATGCTATCTAAAACAATATGCTGTTCTTTAATAACAATGTCAGGGACTGGAACTTCAAACTGTTCTTTTAAAACAATGCCAAACTTGCGTTCGTCTTCAATGGCATCTACAATGCGTGGATCTTTAACAATATGATTGCCTACAAAGATAGGAGTAATAGTTCTAAACACACTGGTATCAAATACTTGTGTTGGCTGTCCAATGTTTTCTAACCACGCTGTTAGTTCGCGATCAATTAAAGCACGATCCAGCATAAAGAATAAGTGTAGATTAGTTCCACGCTTAATTGGATTGCCTTTGTATTCTAAACCAGCACTAGAACTCCATTGGTAGATATAACTTGCATTACGAAACTCTCGCGGCAAGTCTCGTTGTATAATGTATTCAATTGCATCATGGCTGTGTCTGGGTGGAGCCCAGTCTGCAGAAACTTCATCGCGTAATATAGGTGCAATATCATCTCCTTTGAGAGTCCATTCATCAAAGTCTAAACAGACCCATGCAGTTGACTCTTCAACAAAGTTTTGCGGATCTTCTTTTGTGCGTCTAACGCCAACTTGAACATCTTCTACACCTTTGCCACGGATAATAAAAGCATTTGGATTGCTTCTTACACTTTCAAGGACATCATACAAGTCAGCAAGGTTCTCAATTTCAACAGTTATGCTATTGTGCTCATAACTTGTAGAAACATGTCCTTTTGTTGCTTTGTCTGTATCTGGATTGATAGTGTAATGCTTAGTGCTTGCTTTGTCGCCTTCCAAAATAGTAATGTGAGTCTTCATAATTTGCTCTGCTCCTTCTTCTTAAGGTCATCGCGCAGTCCTTCTAAAAACTCTCTTACATTAGGCGAGATTATATTGCCACTACCGTCTGCTAGTGCAAACAAGTTGTCAAAGTCTAATGAGGTGATTTCCCCATTTATTAGTTTGATGATAAAATCATCTAAGATGATTCTAATTGTATTTTGTGTTAGTTTCATGTTGTGCCTTACTCAAACAAGTCCTTAACCATTTGTTCCATCCTGGCAACTTGTGCTAACACTTCATCTTTGGTTGGCTTAACTTTGCGCTTTGGATTTGGGGATGTTTCATCCCAAATTCTTTGACAAACTTGTTTCAACTCAAATGTGTCAGCAGTTTCATCTTCAATGATGGGCTGGCAGTCAGCATTGATTTGTAACGACTTTGACAATTTGCCATTTGGGAATTTAACTAGATAGCCACGAGTTGCGTTGCGTGTAATGTAGTTCCATTGTGATGCGTTTTTGTAGTCATCAACAATGTAAGTTGTATACACGAGCCTATCTTCTACGCCCCATAGTGTAATTGTTGTCATATGGTTGCCATTGCGGCTCATACCGCGGCTCTGGCCCACAATAGCATAGTATTGGTTCTTGAATTCCATGTAATCTCCGTTTCTAATTGCAGTCACCTGTGGTCAGGGAAAACATTACAATTGTATAGATATTTATGAATTAAATCAATATGTCAACAGTTTTACGGTAAAATTCGCCAATTTACCGCACAACGAATCTGTGTTGTTAAAGCAGTGGATAAATATTTGCGTGGGACTTGTGGTTTCCTTTCATAAAATATACTCCGTTCTTCAAATCGCACAGCGCCCTAGTTGTGCGTAAGTCCCACAGGAGAGAGCCTTGTAGAGTGGTCGCTACAGCATTTAAATGTGCAAGAGGCTCTTTTCCTACGAGCGTTCCATGGTGCGAACTGCACCCATTTTAACCACACTAAAGTCTTTGGTATTAAACAATTCATTCAACTTGTCACGCAAGTTAAATGCATGGGCAATGTTTTGAAAGTTGACCCGTGGATACTTAGGTCCAGGATATGGATGCTCAATGCTTTGATGTGTTCGCATTAGGAAAGGCTTGTTCTGGTAGTAAACTCCATATGTGAAATCTGCTTCACACACATCAATGGCCTTTTCATCAGGGTAGATGTGTTGTAATAATATTGTTGGTGCTGTTCTGCTCATGTTAAACTTTCATGTTAGGCACTTTAGTTGAGTCAATGATGATACCTTCCTGCCTTGCTAGAATATGTATGCGGTTGCGGCTCAAGTTATGCTTTTCAGCAATTTGTGTTCTTGTTAGTATGCCAGCCCTTAAATCAGCAAGCAAGTCCTCGCGGTCATAGGATTTCTTTTGACTAGCAAAGTCTGTGCGTCTTAGTTCAGGAGGCTTAGAATGTCCATTAGAGCCTAATGCATTGGGTGGACGAATCTTACAGTTATGCTCATCAAGTGGTGGCTTTTCCCAGTTGTAAGTGATTGTTAAGTTTGCTGCCTTTAGCCAACCAATAGCACCAGAACTGCGAGCCAAGTCAATCCAACGCACTGCATCTAGTGTTGAAACAATAATCATGCGCCATTCGCTTGCTCTGTAGTTCATTGCCCAGGGCACATCCATCAAGTGACTAAAGGGGATGCCAAGTGGCAGCACACAGGCTGCTCTAATATGTTCAGCAGTTACAGTTTCACTTACAAACTTGTATTGTGATTCGCCTAGGCACGCTCGCAATACACTTTGGGGACTAGGATATCGTTGTATGCCATCCCCAGCCTGAGGGTGCCATTTATTAGCCACAAGTTGGCTAGAGGGTTTTTGCATATTCATTTCATTGCCATTAAAAAAGTGAGGATGATCAGTCCTCACTTTTATGTATGAAATTTCCGTTTACCAGAACCTACCACTAAAGTGTTATGATTTGCCTGCTATTTTTTCTTGGGACCTGCCATATGCCGCAAGACCTAATACTGCACCCATCGCAATGTGATACAAACCCGCTCCTTGTAGTGTTAGTGGACTCCACTGGCTTGTAACTTGACCACCATGTAATGCTTGCAATATGCTCCACAGTATAGGGAATATAACAAAGTCACATGAGCAAGTAATCATGTAGATGAACGCCATCATTGGGCGCCACTTGGAGTTGATGAAGTTGCCAAACTTGTCATCAGTTTCAAGTGTATTAGTTGCTCCTTGAACTGCTACTTGGGCGGCAGCATCAGCAACGGCTTTAGTCTTTGCGGCTTCATCAGCACTTGACCAACCACCAGCCGCCACCTTTTCATCAATGCGCTTTTGTGCACCTGGACTCATTGGTCCAATTACATCAGTGTCAAAGAAGTTATCTAACTTAGGCATTATTTGATATGGTTAATCATGTAGCCAAGGAAACCAATTAGTGCTACAATGATAGTGCCAGCAGTTGTGATAAGAGCAGTATGGCTTGCGTTGTTTCGCTTTTCAATAAGTTCTTTGATTTCAGTAAAACCTTTGGATGCTGATGTTTTAATTTCCTTGACTTCAGTTTCAAGTTTATCAAAACGGTCTTCAATTACTTTAAACTTTTCTTCAATGTTCTTATATCTCCATGAACACAATTCCACATGCGTTGCTAAATCTGTTTCTTCCTTACTCACTGCTGTTTCCCCTGTCTGTTTAGTAGTTCTTCTACTTCTTGTTCTCTTAGATCCTGAATCAGTAACCTGCATATTCTGTTGCCTTTAAGTTCTTTTGCATTTGTTGCTATCTTGGTATTTAAAGCGGAAGTCGTAGATGGCACAACTTCCTTGAATAACAATCTGGCTTTCTTTGCTTCTGCGTAAGAGAACAGTTTTAGTTCTACTTGTTCCATCTAAACCACCTTTCATTGCTATGCTATCCTACTAATCTATTAGTGCAAATCTGCCCAGGCTGAACCTGTGTAAACTTGTAGTTTTGTTGCTGTGCTATTCCACAATACCCAACCAGCGGATGGTGTTAATGCATCACGCTGTGTTGTTGTGTAAGATGGATATGCAACTGGTCTAGCAAGTGCAACACTAGTGTCAGTAAATGTGCCAATGGCTGTAACTGTGCCACCACCACTTGGAGTAGCAAGGATCTTTGTAGATTCTCTTGTGCCAATGTAGATACGGTCAGTGTCAGCCGCAAAGTTGTCAGTAGAAACTGACATACCAATTTCGTTTAAGCCACTTGATTTGTATACACCATCAAAGCGAGCAAAGTTTGTTGATGTGCTTGTGCCACCAACACCAAAGCGGAAGTCAATACCATCACCATCAGTTTGACCGCTTACATCAGTTCTGCTTAAACGCATTTGTAAGCCACTTACTGTGCTGGCAGTTGAAGCAGTTCTAATAATTGATGCAAAGCCACTGCTTGTTAATGTTGTGCCTGAACCAGTGATAGCGGCCATGTTAGTGCCACTTGTGTTGTTGAAGAACACATTACCACGCTGGATTTGACCAACAACTACTGGACTTGCGTAGTTGCCAGCAAATTGTAGAACTTGCATCTTGTGGTTACCACCAGAGTCATACATTGAACGAATAGCACTTTGTGGCGCTGTTGTTTGTGTATTGTCTGTGCCAACATATTCAAAGCCAAGCCATGGGCCACCATCTGTTGCACGAGCGGCATCAGCGCGGTTACGGGAAATTGCTACGATTGTGTTTGAAAGTGTGCCATCTGCTGTTCTGCTAAAGCGGTTCAAGTTAGGAGAATCAACAGTAACTGAGTTGACCCAGTTTGTGCCGTTGTAATACATCATTTGACCAGCGGCTGCACTTGTAATAACAACATCACTTAGTGCATCAATACCAGTAGCATTGATCTTAGTCAATACACGAGCGTCTGTGTAGTATAAGTTTGAACCTTCTGCTAAGTTGCTTGTTGACTTAGTTGCTAGGCGTGTATCAAATGTAGAGTTGAAGTCTGCACTTGCTAGTTTTGTGCCTAATGCTGTTGTAACAGTTGTGGCAAAGTTAGGGTCATCACCAAGAGCCGCAGCCAATTCATTTAGTGTGTCTAATGTTGTTGGAGCAGTATCAATAATTGCTGCCACAGCAGATGAGGCTGCAGAATCAGCATAAGTCTTTGTTGCAATTGTGCTTGTATCAACTGCAATAGCACCAGTTGTGCTGTTGTATGAAATGCCAGTGCCACCACTTAACGCACTTCTTGCTGAAGCATCAGTGTATTGAGTAATAGTTGTTGAGATAGCACCAGTTGTGCTGTTGTATGAAATGCCAGTGCCAGCACTTAATGCACTGCGGGCCATTGCATCAGTGTATTGTGTGATTGTAGAATCAATGACACCAGTTGTGCTGTTGTATGAGATACCTATGCCAGCACTAATTGCACTTCTTGCTGAACCATCAGTGTATTGTGTCACAGTTGTTGCAATTACACCTGTGTCACTGTTAACTGTAATACCTGTGCCGCCAGCAACGGCTGCTCGTGCTCTTGCATCTGTGAAGTATAAGTTTGAACCTTCTGCTAATTCACCTGTGTTGATAGGAATAACAGTAGAAGTGCCAGCACGATTCTGCACCCACTTGTCAATTGCTTCTACCCAAATCAAAGCACTGTTAGCATCCGTGCCTCGTTTGACTGCAATACCTGCATCCAATGTTGGTGTGCCAGTTACATTGCTATTAAGCATAACTGTATTATCTTCAACATTCAATGTTTGTGTGTTCAGTGTTGTTGTATCACCGTTGACTGTTAAATTGCCTGTGACTACTAGGTCATTGTCAATCGTTGCTGATCCAGCAACTTCCAATCCATTCTTTACTCTAAAATTCTTATTTGCCATGGTTCATTTTCCCCTTTAGGCTGCAATTGAAGTCTTTGTGACTTTGATAGTTGTGCTTGCATTTGTTGGTGTTACTAACAAACGCATGTTACTTCCTGATACATCAACAGATGTAGATATTAAACTTGAGCCAGAATACATCTCACCATATGTTTGAATGTATGCTGTTGTGTTGTCGTGCATTACTAGACATTCCATGCTGTGAACGCCATTGCCAGTTGAATATGCTTGGATAACATACTTGACTGTTCTGTATGCAGTCATGTCAACTGTGTCTAGAACTTGGTTTGCTGTTGTCGCAGTTGTTACTAGTGTTGAAGAGCCAAGTGTGCCATTGCCTACACCAAAACCACCAACATTTAATGTGCCTGGTAATGTAGTGTTGCCACTAGCGTCCAACAATGTTAGTTCGCGGTATGAAGTGTTAGCGTCATTGATAGAACCAGTGTATTGACGAACAACAATTGATTCTGTGCCATTGTCACCAGTTGCTAAAATCAATGAGCCACTATCAGTAGCACTTGCATCAGCACCAACGAACCAATAATCATTAGAGCCAGCAGTGCCACGAACACCGCGCATTGTTGTGCCTGAATCACCAAATGTGATGTCACTTGTAACTTTGCTTAGGATGTCAAGTGTAGTTGCATTAGACTCGCCTAACTGTGAGTTGCCAATTGTCTTGAATAAGTTGTTGGCAGATACTTGAACTGAATGTGAGCCATAAGCAGCCAACACTAGTGGATAGTTTGCAGTTGTAGAAATTGTGCCTGAACCAACCGCACCCAATGACATAACACCAACAGTTAAACTACCTGGGTTAACATCAACATTACCTGTTGCTGAAGTTAAAGTCAAGTTGCCTGTTTGGCTTGTGATTGTGTTATTGTTTGAACTTGCCGCAACTAGAATGTTGCCAAAGTAAGCACCTGGTGCTTTGATATCATTACTGAATTCCCAAGAGTTGCTGGCACTATACCAAGCAATAGTCTTGTCACCGCTTTGTGCGTTCTTTAATGTGATACCACCACCGTTAGCAGTAGTGTCTGTTGAACTGGCAACTGAGCCTAGTTCAATGTTTTTGTCATCTACGCTTAATGTTGTTGAGTTGATTGTTGTAGTTGTGCCATTAACAATTAAGTTGCCACTAACTGTTAAATCATTGTCAATGACTGCTTGGTTCAATACACGGAAGTAGCCATCAACAAACATGTTGCCGCCTACGCCTACGCCGCCATCAACAATTAAAGCACCAGTTGAAATAGAACTTGAATCAGTAGCAGAACTTAGACGAACATCACCAGCAACATTTAACTTGCCAGCAACGCCTACACCACCTGCAACTTTCAATGCGCCAGTTGTAGAACCTGTGGATTCAGTTGTTGCACTAACTGTAACTGCGCCAGCACTGCTGATAGCACCACCAGTAGATAGTGTGCCACCAATGTTTACATTTTCCTCAACACCAAGGCCACCATTTTGAATTACAAGTGCGCCTGTGTCTTTGCTTGTAGAACCAGTTGAACCAGTTACTGTTGCAGTAGTTGCTGAAACTGTTGTGCCACTTACTGTTGTGGCTGTTAGAACACCAGCGGAAGTAAGTTGGAATTGTGGAGTAGATGGAATTGCGCCATCTGTCATCAAGAATAGTTTGTAATCAAAGTCTTCAGCACCAACTGAAACATCAGTTGCAACTACTGCGCTTTGCATCGCTGTCTTGTCTGTTAGGCCACCATCAAGAGAAACTCTATGTGCAATACCAACACCAAAGCCTGGCTCAGCATATATTTGACCTGTTTCACTTAGGCCAGATGCAGAACCACTTGCGGCTGACAAGCCTGTGCCTGCCAATGCGTTTGCTCTTGTGCTTGCAAGATACATTGCACCTGCTGTTGAGTTGAACACATAGTAAATGTTGTTGGCTGCAATACCACTTACTGAACCAATTGAGCCAATTGAAGGGAATACAATGCGTGTGCCTGCGGCCACTGTTGGCAAACTGTTTGTTGAAGAAACAATTCTAGCACCACCAGATGTTACAATGCCAGTGTATGTAAATGGCTTTGTCACTGTGTGACTATTTGCAAGTGGATATGAAACACCGTTGTAGTTTGTATCAAGGCTTTCTGTTTCTGCACCACCAATAGACCACAATGAGCCACTTAGAATAGTTTGACCTGATATTTGCAAGTCATTGCTGTTGGCCCATTGTCCAGTGGAACCTTGATACTGTAATACTTGTTTGTCTGCTGGACCAGCAATTGTTACATCAGTTAGTTCAGTTAATACTGCTGGTGACATTGAAGCAACGCCACCAAATGTTGTGCCATCACCAACCCATAGTGGTGATACGCCTAATGCTTCTGCATCAGTTACAAAGAACGGTTCGCCTGCGGCCAACAATAGTTCTAGGCGTTGAAGGTTTGTCCCTCTTTTAATTTGTAAAGCCATCTTAAAATCCTTATTTGTTGATTAGTTGATCATCTAATCACGAAAACTCATAACTTGGTTCGCTCTTATCTGCGTTTTGGCAGATTCTAGCATGATGTGTTATCTCGTAGTTTGTAGCATAGTTCTCACGAGTATAGACAGTCTCATTTTGTTGAGTATTTATAGGGTAACCATAGCCACCCGCCCCTATGCACCATGTCTGCACCATATTGTATGTGAAGAAGCGGTGTCCTGCTGGGAACTCAAATGTAGAGAATACTGGGCGACTGTTAGGTGGTTCAATACTGCATGAATCACTAGTTGGCAATGGATTGCCAGCATCGTCCCAGTTGATATACGCAACAACTTGTGCTGGTGTTACGGCGCGATAGTAAACTCTCTTGCCGTTGTATATTGGGTTAGTTGAGTTAATTGTAAACGAGCCACCTGTCATTGGGTGAATGTTTGGATTAACACTTGTGCCATGCTTTGGAATGATTAAAGTAGGCATGTCAGCACCATAGCAATCGCTGTGATATGTGTTACCACCTGTGATGTATTTTGGTGTTACTGGATATGTTCCAGGAGCACGCTTTTGCTTTGTAGGCATGACTTTTGTAACACGGCAATCATCCATGCGGTATGTGTTAGTTGCTGATATCTCACCAAAGTCAACTGCTTTGCCAGTGTTGAAGTCATTGCTTTCTTCTGTGACACTTGCATCAGCAGTAATTTTGATTGTGTTAGTATCTGGAAATGCTTCAATAACAATACCAGCACCATGTGTGAATGTTACATTGCTATCGCTTGTTGCATCTACAACATCTGTGCCAACTGTGAATGTCTTAAATGCATCAGTAACACTTGAACTAATTGTGATTGTGCCAGCATCCGCTTCAGCAGTAATTTCAACACCATCACCAGCAACGAATGTGATTGTATCATTGTTGTATGGAGTTTGAATTACATCGCCAACTTGAATTAACTTGAAATTGCCTGCGGCATTTTTCATGTCTTGGACTGCACTACTTGGAATGCCAAACAAGTCACCTAACTCACTGTCGCCAATGGCTTTCATGATTTCAGGATACAATGCTTGATATGCAAAGTATGCAATAGCACCCATTGCAAGTGGGCCAATTAAATCAGAAAGTCCACCACTAACTTGTGTGCTTGCTGTAACTGCATCAGTTGTTTGAACTGGTGCCCATGTTAAACTTGTTGTTGCTGAGAATGAGCCAAATGCGGTTGCATTGCCACCGCGAACTTTAAACAAGTAATCACCAGCACTTAGGCCACTTGCACGGAATGTTAGTGCGTCATCTTCATTGTATGGTGAGCCATTACTGTTGCGTCTTGTGCCCAACAACTTATAACTTGTGCCAGCATCATTACTATACCAGTATTCAAGGCGGTCAACAATACCACTTGGAACTAAGCCAGTGACATCAATTGCTGGAACTGCAACATTGTTTAGTAATGCAAGTGTAGGAGGTTCTGGAGTGCCAATTGCGCCAATGCTTGGGATACCAATTGCTTCACTTGGAGTTCTTGGTCTGCGTGGGAAGCCACCAGCAGTATACATTGTGCTGTCATATTCTTGTGCTGTGATTTCAAGTGCTAGACCGCCGTCCTCACCTTCAATTTCACGCACACGAACAACACGATATGGCTTATCAGTCCAGCCATATACACTACTAGTGATAGTAATTACATCGCCCGCTTCAGTGTTAATCTTGCTGTAATCAGTTGTGAATGTTACAACTTGATCCATACGGTTTTGATACAACTCTAAGTAACCAAGTTCACGAGCCTGTAGTGGTTCATTAAGCAAGTCATAGCGTAACTTTAGAATGTTATCTGGTTCATTGCTATTGCGATATTCAGTAGGCAAGTCAATGCGGATTGTATCCATCTGATCACGCAATTCACGATGTGGAAATTCAACTTCAACTGCATTATACATGCTGTCTAAGTTTGTGCCAGTCAAGTCAATACCAGAAATGATATTGCTGTCATCAAAGTGTAGCACAGGGCTTTGGTCTTTGTTGATTGTAACACCCCAAAGGCCAGTGCCAATGTCATAGTTCACAAAGCAACCAGCATTGCTTGCTAACTTCTGCAAGTTAGTCATTACTTTATCACTTGGATTGATTACACCGTTGATTTGATAACGATTGCTTAATGTCTTTGTTGCACCATCACTTTCGTCATAGTAACTGACAGTGTCATCTGCATAGTTGTTGAGTGCAATTAAACTGGCTGTATCAATTTGTGTTGAGCCAAAGCCAGCACCTGACAATGTGTTGCGTAGATATGAGTAAATTGCATCACCAGGCTTATACAAGTTGTTGCTGACTTTGAACTGTAATGTGCCAAGGCCAGTAATGTTCTTGTCTCTGTTGTAGGAAATCTTAACAAGTGCAAATGTCAAATTGGCCATGCGGTGGTCATTAGTCCACTCAGGCATCAATGTTCGTGCATCACCAGGAACACTTGGCAATGTTGTCAAGTAGTCGCCTAAGTCACTTGGTAATGTTGGTGTGTATGAGCCATTGCTATACAAGTAGATCTTAACTAAGTCTCTTGGACTTGTGTCTACAACACCATCTTGGTTTACTAGATAGTCAACTGTGATACCATCTGCTTTAAAGTAAACACGCTGATTGTTCCAATACACTTCATCAAAACTTGTTGTGATAGCGGCACTGTCACTTAGACGAGTTCCATAGTTAGGAACTTCTGCTAC